TATTTGTTGCCACAAATGATAGGTTGTACCATCATAAATAAATAAATTAACAATGCCTGAAACAGTAGTAGCTACACCTATGACCTCAATAAAATCAATACGAGTTCCAGATGCTCCAGCCGTTAAAACTGTTCCAACTGTGGTAGGCGCAGTCAATGAAGTATCTGCTGTTGTTAGTAGTGCCGCTCCAAAGACAGGAGTTGTTGCATATTGTGCTGTAGTTGACATTAATAAATTCCTTGTGCCATTAATAAATAAGATGGAATAACAAGCTCTGCCCAACTGGCATTAGTGCCATCAGTTGTGACAAACTTTCCTGCGTTTCCTGCTTGTGCGGGTAGTGCTGCATTAAACGCTGTTGCAGTAACAAAAGCGCAGGTTGCTATTTGATTCGTACTTGTTCCAGACGATGCGGTTGGCGATGTTGGAGTGCCAGTTAATGCAGGTGAGGCTAATGGTGCTAATAAGTCTGCTGTATTTTTTACAAATTCTGTCGTTGCAAGATTAGTTGTGTTATCACCAGTAGTTCTAGTTAATCCAACAGCTTCATTTAATGTTGTTTTACCAGTTACACCAAGCGTACCTGTCACCAACTCATTACCAGTAACAGTTTCATTACCATCAACGGTAAAGTTACCTGTTAACTTCTGATTACCTGTCTTGCTTAAAAACTCCGATCCACCTAACGTAACAAAGTTAGTGCCGTCATACATTAACAACATTGGATAACCAGCAACAATGTCACCAGCCGTAGGATCAGCACCTGCCATTGTCTTAATTGATCGAACACCTAAACCAGACACATTGACGGTTAATGCACCTGTATTAGTAATATTTGCCTTATAAAGTAAGCACAACATAGGCGTGTAGCTAACTAGCGCAGTGCTAGGCGTTAATATGTGACCTGTTGCTGTACCTGTATCGGTTGCAGTCACTAAAATAGCGCCAGTAAAGCCATTAAGCGTTTCTTTTAATACTGTCTTAAGTAGTCTTAAATGATCGTCGCCTTGACTCTTTGGATCAGATGACGTTGGATTTGTAATAGCCAAGTCATTAATATAATTTCCGCTTTCTAATGCCATTTCTTACCCCTGTTTGGTAGCCATAGCTGCATCTTGATTCCAGTTTGCTATATTAGCTCTTTCTTTGTCTGCATTATACAATGATTCCATTGCTCCAACCATTTCTGCATCTCTAATAAACGTTGCTGCGTATATTAAACAGCAATGTAAATACATGTCAGGATAAGCAGTTAATAAATCATTAGTTGGATTGCTATCACTTAATGAAGGAATTGTGCAGTTATATTCTAAAACAATATCATAGTCACCATTAGGAATAGGTCCTAACTTTAACTTAGTGTTTAATATACTATAACTTTGTGGAATATTGCTTGTGTAACTACCCCATCTATTTCTCAATAATTGCGCTGGCATTTTATCAAGAACATACATGACACTGCCCATAGTTATAGTAGCATCAATCATGCTCCTAAAATCAGAAGGCAATGCAACTGTATCACTACCAGAAACAGTTGTTATGGTGGCTGTTTTTTGAAGTTGGTCAACATCTAATTCTAAAGACATTCTGCTTTCAGCCAGCGTTATAAAGTCTGGTATAACAGCAGATAAATCGTTGCGATGAATCCAGTTAGCTATTGAGCTTTTAAGTTCTGTAAAATTAGATAATGCCATTACACTTTACCTTTCCAGATTCTAAAACCTTCTAAACTTTTATCGTTTAAAAGAGTTTTTATATGTTCTTTATTACGCATAAACTCGGTGAACGTTATCCCAGTCCTATTGATATAAGACTCAATAATCACCATCGGAATAGTTGCTGCGTGTTTCATCTCATGACTGCCAGTATTACCTTGCTCAACACTTTCTTTTACATTATCAAGAATCTGAGTAGTATCTTGAAAAGATTGAACAATTACCTTGTCATCTTGATTAACAAAACGAGTTTGCATTTCCATTAAACATTATCCAACGGAATAACGTTTACTTTACCTGCTGCTGTATCTTGTATTGCTGCAACATGAGTATTACCACTAACAACAATATACAGTTCTTCATTGGGCTGTAGAAGTATATCATTACCAGTTGCTGTAACTGATGAATCGCCTATCTTTACAAATGCATAAGCAGTTGATGCAATTCTTAAGTAGTTAGGTTTTTGAGCTGCTGCGTTATTTGGAATTGTAATTCTTGTAGAAGCTGCGCCAGTTGTAATTGTACTTCCAACTGCGCCAATCTGTAATGCATCACTAAATGACATAATAATATTTTCCTTTAAAAGGCGAGTGGGCTTTTACACCCACTCTATTTTAATCTTACAACAAGTCTTTTACTGCACCAGAAGCTTTCTCTTGACGAGATTCTAATGTGTATTCAACTGTGATAAGTTTTTTATCAGCATCACCAGTTTTAGCCAGATCAACTGTTTCAAAAGGACGTAAAGTTGCTAATGCCCATTTATCAGTTTCCAAAATAAATGCAGTTCTTGCACGTTGGAATCTGTTTGGCATGATTTGTAAAGTACCAAAGTCACTTACATAAACATCAACAGCAGCAGTTACTGATTTGTCTTCTGACTTGTCGAAACGAGTAGAACCACCAGTAAAGGTTGAGAATGTTTGTTTTTGACTTGGACCAACCATAATCATGTCTGGTTCGCCACCTTGTGCATATATGCTTTGTAATACTGATTTTACTTGAGATTCCAAGAAAGCACGTTGAGTACCATCTGTTGGAGGCGCCCAAGAACCCATAGTATAAACAGGAGCAACACCTGAAGCACCTAAGTCAACGTTAGTTGCAATCCAGCCTTCAAGGCCACGTAAATAACGAGCAGCAGATGTAGAACCTGCTGAAGTTGCAGTGTTTGCAGCGTTAGAAACAGCGCCAGCAGTACCGTTAGCAGCAGAACACAATGCGGCTTCCATATCTCTTTTAAGCTCAGAAGCTTTCATAGAGATTTGATAACCTAGTTCATTGTTACGACCAGCAGCCTTAACTGATTGGTTAGTACCTGAAATAACAACGTTTTTAGTTGATATTTGAGTATAGTTACCTAAACGAGTTGTTGGTGTTACAGTACCGAAAGTTGAAACGTCATCACCCTCGATTTGAGCATTAGAAGTTACCGCTGCTAAATCTTGAGTTTGCCATTCATGAAAAGTGTTAGTTGCTTTTACTTTAGGAATTGCCGACATAAACGGAGTTTTAGTCGGAGTGATTTGATAAATCATGTTTGTCAAATCTTCACGAATACCTTTAGTCTGAAAGGTCTGATATGTACCTGTTACAATTGCCATCTTAATTACCTACTATAATTTAATTACCAAACATGACAGCAAAAGCCGCTGCCGCATCATTAAGTGATCCAGATTTTGCCAGCCTAGATTTAGCTTCATCAAGTCCAGATTTTTGTATATTACTGTTACCTGATCGCTCAATTCTTGGTGGTAAATTCTTAACCTTTTTATTAGAACTTCTAGCTTGATTAACAAGTTTGTCATATCTCATAGCATTTAACGCCAATTTGATATTAGCTGCTCTTGATTCATTCAAGTTTAACAGGTCTTGCTTAGAATATCCCTGATTCGTAAGATAGCTTATCAGCTCTTGCTCTTCAGATGTTCTCTTAGACTTATCCTGCCACTCTGGAATAATATCAAGTAAGCGCTTGCCTTCTTGCTCTAAGTGCTGGCTTAAATATTCGCGCTCTTGAACTTGTTGTTGTTGCATAAGGTATTGCTGAGTTGCGTTTGCCTTATTAACTTCAACTTGTCTAGCTTCGAATAATTCCTTTTGCCTCAAGTATTCGTGTGGGTTGTTCTCTAACAAATCTTTCCAGTTGGGTTGGCCTTGTTGCGCCCATTGCTGTGCAATATTTTGAAAGTGTTGTACCGCATTACTTAATACTTGTTGCTGTTGTAAATAAGCTTCTCTTTGAGATTCTGCTTCTTTTCTTATCGCTGCTGCTTCCTCAAAACGTTGAGTTGAAGCTTTACTGATTTGATAATTAGCAATTAATTCATCTCTATCGACTTGCTTTTCTACACCATCTACCTTAACAGTAAAAATATCATTAGCAGGCTTTTGAATTTCTTGCTCTT